GGATGTTATCAGCAATAGCCTGAAGAATTCTCGCCATAAGCGTAAGCGCTGCTCGAACAATCTTGGGGATCGAATCGATGATGACCTTTAGGAAGTTATCTAGGAGAACCCCAAAGGTTTCCCTAATCTTAGGGGCGATATCAATAACGGCCTGGAGCATCGACTCAAGAACCGTGGTAAATGCCTCGACAAGGACGGGGCCACCTTCAGAAATAACCTTTGCAAAAGCCAGAATGCCGAGGCCGATCTGCTGCATAACCAAAGGAATCAACTCAGCAATTCCGATGACTGCCGCTACGAGAATGGCGATGCCCGCGGCTCCGGAAACGGCAAGAAGAGCAAGGCCCGTCGCGAAAGCGAATACGCCAACCCCGGCAGCCAGCGCCCCGACCCCTAGCAGCGTAATACTCGCAGCCAATAGAAGAATGATCGGGACAACCGGTCCAAGGATTAGTGCAGCAGCACCCAAAACAAAGAAGAACCCGCCCAGGAACAGAAGGGCTTTGCCAATCTCGGCAACATCCATCTTACCAAGGAGCATCAGCGGAGGAACAAGAGCATTCAACGCTATGGCGAACACGAGAATGGCGGCCGCGCCGGAAACCGTACCGGTCATAGCTCGTAGAGCTACCGAGATAATAAGCAAGGACGAGGCCAACAACTTGATTGCCTGTGAAACTTCTTCGGGCTTCATGCTTCCGAAGGCCTTCATGGCTCCGGAAATAACGACTAGAGCGCTGGCAATGATGAACAGAGCCGCAGCCGACTTTAGAATTCCCTTTGGGAAAGTCCGTAGAGAAAGACCGATGACCGTCAACGTCGCAGCGATCTTGAGTCCGCCGTCCGCCAAAGTAGAGAGATCCATCATAGAATATAGCTTGACTGCCCCAGCGAATGCTAGAAGAGCAGCAGAAAGGATAGCGAGAGCCGTGGCTGCCGCGAGAATCGAGGTGGCCCCACCGCTGGCATTAAGGAGAACCGTTGCAGTAACAAGGCCGGCGAGAACAATACCTACACTCTTCAATCCTTGAGAGAGAGCTTCGGGGTCCATGGAGCCGAACACCTTAACCGCGGCGGCCATACCAACCAAGCCGACACCAAGAGCTAAAAGAGCCAAGGACAAGAGACTCAGTTTCGCCGCACCCATAGTTGACGTCGTCTTTTCGAGAGCGGCCAGGGCTGCAACCAACTCGGCCAGCAGAATACCAACGGCAATAAGACCCTGTTTGAGCTGACCGGAATCCAGCTTAGAGATAATCCAAAGCGCGGCAGCAAGAGCAAGCAAAGCTATAGCAATCTTCTGGATAATCTCAGCTCGAATGCTCGTCTGCATAGTCTTGAGATTGCTAGTGACCTGGTCTAGAGACTTCCCGATGGAAGTGAACATGCCTGAATAGGAGTCAATTAGGCCGCCGAAAGACCCGATGAATTTCTTTAGAGCCATATAGACAGCAATAAAGAATCCGGTATTAATCAGGGCAAGACCCTCTTCCAGACCCAAACCGCTGATAAAGTTGACAACCTTATCCTTAAGCGATGAGAAAACTTCCTTAATCTTCTCCCAAACGGGAGTAAGGAAATCGCCGATCTTACTGAACGCATCCGCAACGGACGTCCAAGCGGCTTTGATCCGATCAAGAAGTGAGGGAACTGTCTGAAGGGAGCCCTGAACAGCGGAGACGCCTTCTGCAGCCCCTTCCGCCTTATCCCCGAAGTTGAACAAGTCTCCCAGTTTACCAGCCCCTTCTTTGACAGAAGATATGATATCCTGAATCTTATTTCGAACGTCTTCGATAATGGGCCCAAGCCATGAGAACTTCTCGGAAAGATCATCCAGGAAAGGACTGGCTCCCCCTGTAACGAGCGATAGCATCGCTGTCTGGAAATGCTTGATAAACTTAATTGGAACAGCAATGACCTGGCCGAGTTTATCAAAGAAGTTGGTGAGCTTCCCGCCCTTTTTCAACATCTCGTCTAGCCCAACGAGGAAATCCCCAACCCCGGCGGCCATATTCAAAAGATCGGAGTTTCCTGAATTGAAGGCTCCAAACAGATGAGAGAAACCCTTTGCTACACCAACGATGACTTGCTTGATGATTGAGAATACGGCAAAGACACCCTTGAAGACCCTCTTGAGTTTGTCTGCCGTAGCCCCACTCAACGTTAGACGTTCCGTGAAATTCCTAAGTGTAACCGTGAGGTTATAAAGCTGCTGCCCGGTAGTTCGGGGGAAAATATCCCTGAATGCCTCTCTGATCGGTTTGATGACCGACATAAGTGCATTGAACGCGTTTGAGATGGCCTCAATAAGGACTTTTCGTCCGCCTAGTTTCTTCCAATCGCCAAGCATCGCATTACGCGCATCCGCTGACGCTTGGATCATGCCACCCAACACATCACTAACGCTGGTGAAAGTCTTTTTGGCCTCATCAAAGTTGCCGAATAGAATTTGCCAAGTCTTAGCCCAACCAGAACCCACAGCCTCTTGCAGCGTTCCAATAAGCTGAGACAAAGTCTTAACCTTGGTGGCGGCGTCTTGTCCTGTCTTACCAAGCTTCTGGATCTCCGCTATTTGGGCTTTCGTATAACCCATCGCCTTCAACTGGGCGTCGCTAAGATCACCGGTGAAGCCCTCTAGTGTCTGAGTAAGAACCTCTGACGTAACCCATCCACTTTGCAACGAGTCTCGGAAAGAATTTCCAGACTTGACCCACTGGTCAATGTTCATGGAAACTTTGTTCTTTCCACTACCTTGGGTGATTACTGCCCCCATAGCCTTTCCCGTGCGATACAAAGCATCTTGGAAAGTCTTTCCACCCATTCCAGCATTAACGACCGAATTCCAGTCCTGGAGTTGGACCTTTCCGGTCGATATAGCCTGGGAGAGCTGATACATCGCGGTTGATGCTTGCTCCGAAGTCGAACCTGAGATGGCCGCGAGATTCGCGATGCCCTTGATCGAGCTAACCGAGGTTTTCAAATCGACACCGGCGGCCGTGAATGTTCCAATATTTCGAGCCATCTCCGAAAAGTTATAAATGGTCTTATCGGAATATGTATTTAGTTCGTCCAAAGCTTTATTAACGTCTTTGAGCTTTGTACCCTGCGAAGCGGTGTTTGCCAGAACGGTTTGAATCGAATTTAGATTTGTCTCATATTCATCAAATCCCTGCTTGATTGGCGCAATCGTCAATGATTTGGCAAGCGTAAGCCCGGCATCCACGGCTTTACTGGTGATGGTAGCCAAGGCGGTAACAGCGACGGTAGTAAGTCCAATGAATGATTTGGAGAGTCCGGCAACCCCCGCTTCCATCCCTGAGAGATTGAATCGGCTGGACGTATTCTGAATATCATCGAGACCTTTGACTGCTCCAGAAAAGTTGAGACTCTCCTTAAGCTTGTCCAGGGTCCCAATAGTAGTCTTAGCGCCTCTCTCAAATGACGCATTGTCGAACTTCATAGCGACAATACGATCGTCAACGCTACTGGACATTACTTCGTCACCTCCTTCCAAACGTCGGCTGCAATCTTATCAAATATGGGTTGAATTGCCGGGTTGATAAAATCCCGACCTTGGATATATCCCCCCGTTCGCGTACCATGACCATACTGAATAAAAATGGCGATAGGGGTTCCGCCCGACACATGCCTATTTCCCCAAATAATAGAAAAGGACCCCTTCTCCTCTTTAATCGTATAGTACCAACTACTAGCTGTTTCTCCAGAGTCTATTGGCGTGGCTCGTCGGAGGGCATCAACACCTCGGTCCCCGTAAGAACTCATCTTTCGAATCAGTTCTTTCTGGGGCAAACGAGCAAGAAAAGCCTCGATATTTTTGAAATCCCCTTTTGATTCAACACTGAGCATGATGACCCCTAGGCTAGAAGCGTGTATACCAAGTTCTGAGGGGGAAATAGTGGGTCATCCTCCGAAGTCCCATATAGAAGAGCTTCTATGAGGGCTAGCTTGCTCTCCTCAATTAACCTCGAATCGAGAATCAAGTGAGGAGAAGGGCGATAAGTAACCCCGGAAATCTGAGCATGAGGGGGAGCGGCAACAATCGACCACTGCGAAACGCCAGGTTCAATTGTCTCACCGATTGTCGTGTTATTTCGACTCTGAGGAGAAACCTTAGCGTTATAGACTAAATGCAAAAGATAGCCGTGATCCGTACCATCGACCTCGTTGCCGATCAGCGTCCGATACGAGAGATTGAAAGCCGGACGATTCTGATGAACCACCGACAGACCAGGTGTCAAGCTCCTTTTACCTTCGCACACAGAGAATTCTGCTGGGGCGGAGAAGGCTTCAATTGTGGCTTTGAAATCCTCAGAGAGGACCGTGTCTCGATACTTTACTCCATCGAAGTAATAGCTCTCAACGTCCCCTCCTGCAACTTCCTCGTTGACCGAGATAAGGCCATTCCAAACTACCCCCGAGTTGTAGGAAGGATACAAAACTCCTCGATCGATACCGGTCTCATAGAGCCGCGTTCCTGCTGCGTGCCATTCTAGAGCCGTCACGTTTAAGACCTCCTCTCATCCTTGTGTTCCTAATTGTGTCTTTCGCTGTTCATTCAGAGCCCTATTACGAGCAGCGAGCTCGCCTCGGCTCATCTTAGTAGGCTTGGTATTCTTAACGTTGAACACACGGATGAGCGTAAACAGCCTATTCAAATGCCAGTTTTGACACTCAAAAGGAATGTTGCAGCTGATCATCCAGTAATAGATCAACTCAGATGTGATTACTTCTCGACTATGAGCAGGTGAGGTTGTCTCGCGAAACCAAGTTGCCGACTGTCGAGAGTCGATATAAGCACTGATCTCGTCACGATTTTCCAAACTTAATCGAGAGAGAACCCCCGGGGGAATTTTTGGGTTGAGAATCATGGCCTCGATGTACCCAAGAATTTCCTCAGGTGTTTTCTCTTTAGGCCCAAGAAAGGGCTTCTCATAAATTGACTCCCATTTTGAAAGGGAGACCAGAGAATGCTCAAGATCTAGGACGCAATCCTCGGAAGTCATAAACTTGTTATGGTCTTCGTCGTAGGATTCGCCACCTGTAATTGTGATAGTTAGCATTCTCTGGCCCCTTTCTAAATTTATTGCTTACGGAGAAGTCAGAAGCGTGATGACTTCAGCAGGAAGAGGAAGGCGAGGCTCGATACTCGCGGTTCCATAAAGAATGGCCAAGAAAGCCGTCAGATCCGCCGGGTCAACCAGAGTCGAATCCACCGTGATAGAGGCGGTCGGCTTCAGAGCGGTGCCCGTGACAGCGATCGGAGTCGTAGTAACCTCCCAGCTGAAGGTGATAGCCTCTGGCGAATCGTTAACCGTGGCATAGGCCTTTTCTGACGGAGCGGCAAGAGCCCCATAAACTAGGTGGATCTTGAACCCGTGATCAATACCGTCCGTATCGTTGCCGATCTTCGTCCGATACGACAGGCCGAACGGCTTCCGGCTCTGCTGACCAATCGCAACACCGGGCTCGGGAGAAGCCGTGCCATCACACTGCTCGAACTCCTTCGGATAGGTGAATGCCTCGATCGTGGCGCCGAACTCCTCTGCCGAGATGAGGTTCAGATACTTGATGTTATCGGCGTACTGAGGAGAAGCCTCCGCTCCGGAAGGCGACTCGGTGACGGTGACGAGACCATTCCAGGCATAACCCAGATTATACTCGCCGTCCGTATCAGGAATGTAGAGAACACCATGATCCACGCCCGTCTCATAGAGGCGCTTACTCGTGGCATCCCATTCGATTGCTACCATTATTCTTCCTTTCTAGAAGAAGAGGTTAAAGACATCGTGATTGAGATTGTCGGCCGTATAGAACCTATCGTGGGTGCAAGACGGCAGGCTGGCGATCTTATCTGGGATGGCACTATCGGGATCACGATCGATTACCGTTACCTGATAGCGTTTTGTGTATCTATAGGGTTTGTTGCCAGCAAAAAGAGTGTTTGCTTGATCTCGTTTGTAGACGATACAAGGATATTGCATCATCACGTTGGTAGGAGGTTGAAAATATACATCTGGACCTCCAAGAATCTCCTCAAGAATCTCTTGAAGATCAAGCCGACCGGGGGCCATTATAAACACCTCCTAGACGCAGGAGTAGGCGGGGACTCTGGACCTCAACGTCTGAGACATTCCATAGAGTCCCCGCCCACCGAATATAACGAATGGCAAAGAAATGCTTGTTCGCATAAGCGTCGGCAACGATGCTAATCGAATTATTGACAGAGAGGTCATCATTAAGACTCTGCCCCTCATCCAATCTTCGAGTATTGCGGATTACGTCTCCGAAATAACTCCTTTCGGTGATAACATCCCTCCATACGCCAGGAGAAACCTCAACGGACTCTCCATAGCCGATCTCGCCGTGGAACTTTGCCATTTCAACTATTCCTTACGCGGAAGGACGAGTGAAGTCCCAATCCGCGTCGAAGTTGTGCGCGAAGTAGTAACCCGTGGACGGAACAGCAACGACCGAGAGGGTCGCGCCGGCCGCGAGAGCCGTCTGAGCACCAGCGGACAGGGTGGCATCCGTATCCTGGTTCTTGTAGACGACGCCGGTCACGGTCGGGATGGTGACAACACCGGTGCCCGAGACGAAGGTCGGAGTAGTCGGAGTGACCAGAGTCCCAGCAGCGCGAGAGAAGACCAGAGCCGACCGGTACTTGGTCAGCGTACCCGAGACGCGAGTCTCAATCAGGTACTTGTACTGGTTGTAATCGATGTCGAAGTCATCGAACATCGAGACATTTCCACCACGGTCAGCACCAAGGGTGTAATCGTTGAGATTAACCAGGATGGCCAGGAGATCCCCACCATCGGTAGTCAGATCCTCCATAACCTCAACAGTCACGATGTTCGAAACACGAAGCGCAGACTGAAGCTCGGCCTGGGTCGGGTAGAGCCTACGGCCCATCTTGTCCTTGACCAGGAGCAGATCGGTCAGGAGATCCTCAGTGCAGAACATGGTCGGATTACCCGACCCACGGTAGGTCGGACGAGCGCGGACAATAGCCTCGACCAATGCGTCGCCCGAGACGTTTGCGGGGATGACAACCTTCGGTGCATAGAAGTCGTCATCGTAGGCAACAGGACGAATGTTCGTCTCGTTGATCTTGTCCTCGTCGTCAACCTCACGACCATCGCCGATCAGGACTGCACGGGCCAGCTCCTCATCGAGCATGACCCTCATCTCAGCCTTGAGCCAAGCCACAACATCGAGATCGGTGATATCGATGATGTCATCGCGGTCGAGCTTCTGCTTCTTGTAGATGGTCGTAGGCGTGGTCACACGCTTAGCCAGCGCGAAGAACTCTTCCTTCTTCAGATTACCCTTGATGTAACCCTTGGCGCGGGCCTCCTCATGAGTGATGTCAGCAGACAGGCTCTTGATTCGAGAGAAGGGAGAATGGCGAGTGCCGTTGATGACCGTGGCAACCCATTCCATCCGCCTCGAGATGAACTCGGGAGAATCGGTGATGGTACGGGCATCCGGGAACAGGAAGTCGATATTCTCGATACCGTAGTCCACGGCATGCTGGAGGAAAGACTCCTTGAAGGAGCCAAGCTTCTTCGCATCCTCGATGATAGCCTGGAGCTGCTCATGCGTGAGAGTTGGGCGGTCGGTCTTATCCGCGGGACTCTTAGTCTCGAAGACATTATGGGTCATTTCGTTACCTTCCTGGTGAGCGAGGGCGTCCTCGTCGGATTTGGTGTCATCAGAGTGCTCGGTGCTGTCCGAGGATCCCTCGGTATTATCGTTACTCTCCAGAGCAGCGCCGATCATAAAGTGGACAAGCTGCTTCTGATCTTCAGTGAAGGTCTCATAGAGATCCTTGATAGTCATCTGATCGCCCTCCGTCGGGGCATCTTCGTGCTCGATGGGGAGACCGGTGTAGATGATCGCCTCATCCTCGAGAGTTTCAATCTCTCCGTCCGAGTGAGAGAAACTAACGTTGTCGATCAGAGCGCCAGGATTCGCGCCGGCGAGAACCAGACTAACCTCCTGGATTGCTCCATGAAGAACGCTCTTCGACTTCTCGAGAAGCTTGTTCGCATAGATTGACAGGAACGAAATGTCCCCGTGCTCAACGAGAGCCTTGGCGTTCTTTGCCGTTCCAGTCTCGTTGAAGAAAGCATAGGCGTAGACGCCATCTTCTCGGTTCTCAAGAAGCGCATGACCCAGAACGTTCGCCGGCTCATCTCGCTTATGCTGCCAAACCAGAGGAACCTTCTGCCCATCCTGATGCTTGAAGGCATCGGGCATGATGGTTCGACCGTCGGAGCACTTGAGACCGGCCTTAGTGGCGTAACCGCTGAAATCAGCTTCCATTTTGACTGTCTCCCTTCTGTTTAGTGTCCACGGCCTGTCGCCGCTTTGGACTTGTAGGACTCTTATTAGACTTTTCGGCGGCTGCCGCTATCTCTTCCCTAAGATCGGAAATCTTTTTACGGACTTCTTCGATCTTCTTCCGAATAGCTTCAACATACTTATTGGTCTTGGGATCGTTCTTATGCTTCTCCTGGTATTCCTTCGATCTTTTCGCATCTGCAGATTTCTGTGCTGCTGTGCGATGCGTCGTCTCGGAGGAGGACTTCGGAGAATCGGTATTCTTCTTATCGGTGTGCGGATCGACTCCGCTTCGCCCTTTAGCCTGCTCGACCAAAACAGCGAGGGCCTTCTTCAATCTAGCCAGCTTCTTATCAAGCGCAGCGGCTAAGGCTGCAATCTCTGCCTGTCTCTGTTTAGAAGACTTCTTAGGCTTTGCTGACCGATGAGCCGACTGTGAGCCTCCGCTCTTCGACCCGGAACGGCCGTCTGACGAGTTATCGGCGCCTTTAGATCGACCCTTGAGTTCTCGAGTTCTTAGATAGTACTCGTGGGCCTTCTGGGGGTCATATGGAAGATCGGCGTGGAGCATGATCAACTCTTCAGGAGTCATCTTCGGCTCCAAGACCGCTCAACACCTCATCAAGAACAGACCCCACATGAGCCAGAGCTTCTGCCGCGGGATCGCCGCCTGGATCTTCTGCAGAAACATCGTTCTCCATAGGCAGCACTCCGGTTCCTGCCTGGGGCATGTTGCTATTCCGGAGTTGATCCGCATTCGGATCCTGTGATGGACGGAAGCCAATAATCTGCCGAATCTCGTTAGACGAAAGAATCTCATTCCGAGCGAACTTATCAGCGATCTCAGCAAGTTCGCTGATTGGGACAAGCTTGAATGTATCCTTGAAATAGTCGATCGCCTGGTTCTGAGAGCGAGCCGTCTTGGTTAGAAAAGTCCGATGCATAGCTTCTTTTATCGCAACCAAAATTGGATCGATTGTGCGATTATAGTAGTTAAGCATAGCCTTCTCGTCGGCCGTGCCATTCATAACTTCCGCCGTCAGACCAAGCTGACTATAAAGAAGATTGACAAGATATTCAACCTGGCTCATGAGATTGTTCTCGGCCGGACGGTTCAACTGAGTGATCTTTTCAGTCCCATCCGTATATGCAATGCCATATTCGCTGCCCTTTAGCTGGAATTCGATATCTTTCCTACGTTGCTCAGCTTGCGCCCGTCGAGCATCAGATTTGATGATATATGGAAGCTGAATGATAATATCGAGCTTACCTGAACTCGAAACCTCATCCACAGCGTCCAAAAGATTCAACTTTCGAATCAATCGTTGAAGGGTGGAGTTAGGCTCATTCATAACAGAATATAGAGGATTCTCGACGATCGCAACGAGCTTCTTGTCTAGAAGAATCTCTTCTCGGCGACCTTTTTCTTGATTATACAGACTCACCAAGACCTTGGTTGGGTACCATTGAACGATTGTTCCAACACGAATGGTCTGGATATCATAGCCGCCAGATTTTGTAGGATCCAAGTTTGTATCTACAGGAACAAGAGCGGCCGTTCCCTCGTCAAACAGCGTCATAGCAATATCTCGCCGAAAATGAGTGGCTGCCTGGTCGATATTGGCCTCAACCGTGAGACAATTGTTTAGACCGCTGTCGATCTCTTCTAGAAATCGTTTGTCATCGTCCTGACGAACGTGCATAATCGATACCGAAGACACATCGATACTAAGACGTGTATAGATCGATGCAATGATAGAACGTTCGTTGGAAATCCGAATATGTCTACGGTCGGGGCGAGTTCCATAACCCGGTCCAATGTCCCAGGCTGTAATTCGATCAGACTTGTCTTCGTCTCGGAAAGCGTTCCAACTATGCTTAAGTCGAGCCATCAACGATGGCATGTGGTCACCTCCCTTCTTTCTAGATTAGTCAGAAATCCCATCACTCAAAGGCCTCCTTATTAGCTTTGTAAGCTACATAGGCGTCGAGAAGAGCAGATACATTATCGATCTTCTCCTCCTGTCTCTTTTTCAAGAGTTTCCTATTGCCGTTTGTGTCCTCAAGAGTGATGGCATTACCCATTGCAAATGTCATCAATGCCTGATCGAATAGGAGCAGTCTTTCGCCACTCAGTTTTTTCAATTCACCAAGAGGGACCGACTCTGTCCTTGCTCCCTGGATCACTTTCTCAATGCCAAACGGACCATTCTCCTGCTCATAGCGAGCAACAAACTCTTTAGCATTGTATGGGTCGAATCCGAATGTCCGGACATCGTATCTAGATGTTTCAATGAAAGCGTCCAGATCATCATAGACCTCAGTCATGTCTAGAACTGTGCAGTCCAGAACATGAAGGCTACCCTCGTTAATGAACTCTTCATACTTGTTTCGCATGGCACCAGGAAGTTTCATAAGAGTTAGTGACGAGATGTAGCTTCTCGTCTTAACGCCGAAAGATCCAGTTGAGAGTGGGAACAAGAAGGTGAATGCACAAAAGTCGTCTCCCTGAGAAAGGTCGGCCCCAAGAGAGCAGGGCATCTCCCAGAATTCTCGATGACGGTGCGGGAGTGTCTCCTCATACGTGAAGAAGTAGGTGTACCCCTCCATCGGAATCCCAAACCGCTTCGCTAGGATGTCGTTTCTGGCGGCTGGCGCTTTCTCGGCCCGCTCAACATCCAATTGATAGGTCTCATAGGAGACCGTGAAACCGAGGTTTGGTTGCGCCTTAACCCACATCTCCGGATCAGCCACCTCCTCAATTTCATCAAGCTTATAATAGAAAATAGAAACGTGTGGTGCCAGATACTCACCCTTAAGAATGTCAAACAGTTCCATTTTGATTGTATCTCCGGAACCATTACGAACGGTACCTTCAGAACTAATTGCGATGATCAACCAATCATCTAGTTTAGAGGCCCCCTGCTCAACCGCACCAACAACATCTTCTCGAATGTCCCCGGACAACCACTCATCGATAGTAGTGACCTTTGGTCGAAGGCCTTGGAGTTTATTGATCGTCATAGGACGAACTTCGAGAAGTGATCCGGTGAGGAAATTCTCGACACCCTTCTTCGTAGGCGCGAGTTTCATTCGATTAACTCGGGAGCCGGTTGTGTTCTGCAAAGAGCCCTCTGTAAGGAATCTAAATAGCGGTCCTCGCGCTCGAATAATAGCTGTTCGGATCGGCGACATAACTTCGTCGGCCTGCTTCATAGTTGGCGCGGTCGTAATCTGGTGAGTTGTTGCTGTGTCTACATTCAAAAAGTAACTCTGGAGGGCGGAGGCATACATTGATTTGGCTCCACCTCGAGCGACAATCAAGAACTGCTTTGTGGTTAATCGTTTCTTGATTACCCGAGTCGTATAGTGTCCTCCGCGATCGTCTTTGGATGGCTGATAAACACTTCTCTCGACGAAATACCACCAGCCAAAGATCTGCTCAGCCCATAGCTTGAAAGTGAATAGAAGATGCAGATCTCCGCCGTCTGTCAGAGTCAACTCGTTCTCACAATAGAGAACGAATCCCTCTATTGCTTTATCGTCGTAATAGATATTTGGGTTTGCGATCAGCGCGTCGATTCGATTCATCTCCATTGAGATTTCTCGATTTACAGGAATCTCTCCTTTAAGAACGGCCTCTCGGAACTGTCCATAATAAGTTGGGACGGCCGTATTCGACAACGCCATCGTGCCACCCCCAATCTATTTCTTCTTTTTCTTTGGAGCCTGTGGACGATTGTTAATAATCATTTCCGCCATTGCCAGCCCCTTCAACGTTTTGGGATCCTGATCCCGAATCTTGTCTTTCAAAACGTGTTTTGCCCCAGTCAGGGCAAGAGCCGGCGTCTGACCGTATAGAAGTTCGTTTAGAACTTTCTGACCTCTCGTCACGCGGGGATCTAGTTTGTCCAGCTGCTGTTCGAGGCTCAGTCGTTCATTAAGCTTCTTGATCTCCTGATTGGACAGAGCCTGCTTACCTGATTTCTGATGCCTCTGCTGCAACTTTGAAACGGTAATGGCGTCTCCGTGCGTCGGATTTCTCTTTCCGCCGGTGACAACAATGCGTTTTCCAGGTTTCGCAACTACCTCGACCGGCGTTGGTTTTGAGAGATTAGATTTTAGAGTTACGGCTCGTTTTCGAACGCCCCATTTCATCCCTTTAATCCCATGATGCTCGAGAAACGCAACTACTTCATCCATTGGGTACCTCCTCTCATCCCTCATTAATAAGGATATCAATACCATAGCCTTGTGTTGGATTTATCACATAATCAACCGTCGTTGGCGGATCCCCAAAGATAAGTCCTTGTGGAATATCATTCCAAACCAATCCAGACCCATCAATGGCTGCCACAGCCCCGGACGTCCTTTGATTTGGCGTGCTAATATAGACTGTCGGATCCCCGAGCCAGCGTAAAGTAATCCATACCCTGGCGTCTGACCCGATTGGGAACGCAAACGGCGTTGAAAAGAGAATGTCGTTCCAGCCATTTACCAAAGAAGACGTAGGAATTGTCTGTGTTGCCTCTACGGTGGTTGGAGCACTATTACCAGATATTCCCTCGACTCTTAAAGAACCGCCGGGGAGCGCGAGGCCAGTCTGTTTATAGAATCTACCCCCAACGACCTTCGATTCGAGCCAGCTAAGTGATGGGTTTGACACTCTTTGAAAACCCTGTCCGAGCGTAATCCCACCGTCCTCGGTATACGAATCAAAAGTCGATGCTATGGCTGTTGAACCATAAATGGAATGCTTCGGAGTTACACCACGGACTCGACTGGTTCCTATTGAGGCGGTTCTCTTACTCTTTACGCTCACGACTCATCGCCAAAAGCCGAGAATGCCACGTTTCCTGTGGAAGAGTAGACAGTAACCACATCACTGGCGGCTAGGGTAAGACCCAAGGTCAAGAAATCCGATCCATTTGCCGGAAGACTCGCATCATACACCAGATACTGCTTTGCTGTTAGGCTTGCTCCAGCCTGGCGAACCGCGATTCTATAAGTAGCGCCGGCTCCTTCGTTACAGATTGCCAAACTGGAAACAACCGTTGACTTCCCTGTTGGAACCGTATACAAATCGGTTGCAGTAGTCGCTGCTGGGATGTTTTGACCCAGAACCTTGTAGCTCATGTCATGCTCCCATCAGAAGTAGTGGCGAAAGCGGCGTCGGTTCGGCTGCAGACCCACTGGAGATGGGTTTAATCGCCAATGTACTTACGAATCCCGGAAGATTCGGCTGTCCAAATGTGCTACCAGAGACACTGGTGGTATCGGCGGCCTCCTTATGACCGACCGCCAGACCCTGCCAGGTCGTGAGTCTGGCCGCAGATGCGGTAGCCCACCCAGGACCCGTCACCGTGGGTGAGGACACGTAATCAGCACCCGTGTTACTCCAACCCATCATCGAGTTTACAACCAATGCGGGCGCAACACCGGGCGTAATACTCGGCGCTGTCGGTGTCGCCGAGGATGTATATGCCGATACACTGGCCGACCCGGTCAACGGACTTTCGGGGTCTGCGCCGCGCACTACCAAAACAGCAAGAGTCATGGCTGTGGTGGCTCCGCCAACTTTGTCCAATGTCACCGTGACCCCACTTGGTTTGTCGACTGGAATGACCGACGCCCAGACCGCATGCGAAGAAATTTCAGGCATGGTTGATGCAGCAACTGACGAGAAAGTCAAACCAGAGGACGACACGACGATCGAGCATGTGTTGTTCGAATGGCTTCCATAGACGATTAGAACGTCGCCAGCAAGGAGTGCGCCAGTCGTCGTGGAAACGGTAGAGCCCAACGCCTCATTATGTGTTGTCGAGACAATGTTTGGCGCTACAGCGGGATCTTCGCTAATAGTGATCCACCTCAGACCGGTAGCGGTCGAAGAATCCACGCTCAAAATCTGCTCATCTGTTCCAATTGGCAGTCTGGCCACGACATTGTCCGCGGTCCCAATAATAAGGTCACCCTTGGCGTCGATAATTGTCTTATCAATCGAGTCAGGCGGAGGAACATCCTCTAGTACCTCTACCCGATCCTCAAGAGCATTAAATTCCGTGGTGGTCGGGCTTGCTGGAGCCGCTTCCAAAGTATCAACACGGCTGTCAAGTGCGTTGAACTCCTCCGTGGTCGGGCCCGAAGGGGAGGTCTCGAGAACGTCGACGCGCCCATCGATATTGTTGACTTGCGTTGACAAACCGTTGAATGCTTCAGTCGTTGGCCCAGCGGGAACTGCCTCAAGAAGGTCAACTCGAGCGTCAACCGCATCCACAGAAGCGGAGAGAGTATTAAACTCGGCTGTGGTCGGGCCGTCGAAATCCGGAGCGTCCTCAAGAAGAACAACCCGGGCATCCAGAGCATTAAATTCCGTGGTGGTCGGGCTTGCTGGGGCAGACTCGAGGGCCGCGACCCTGATTTCTAGCTCGTCGATCTGTACAGCGCCTTCTGAAGGAGGAATCGCTGCGATAGCTTCTGCAATCTTAGAATCTACTAGATCTTCTCCAGGGACATAAGGAAGATCAGTCCAAATATGAATGCCGTCGCCCAGTTTGAGATTCCCAGTATCGGACTCGACTCCGGGTTCCCCATCGTTAAGGATGGGGTCTGTCAAAGACCACTGGACGGCGAGGCCTCGCCGCAGTTTAAAAGTAAAGTACTCGGGTGTCATCAAGGTCCTCCTCCGTCAAGAACTGAGTCATCGTCCGAATCGATTGAATCGGTGTCAACATGAACGTTCAAACGCCATTCTTGCTCTTGGATGTTTTCTTTGAAGGCCGTGATGAGGTACGATGTGGTAGGAGGATCGAAAAGAAGTCGAACCTTGAGATAGACATACGTCTTAACGGCATTCAGATTGAGATCTTCGCCGATGTAATCCCCCCAGACAGCGGTTTTATCCTCGATCTGGAAACCAGACAAAGGACCAACACCAAGCTGATTCAGGGTCATGAAGACCGAGTTGATGTGCATGATGATGTCAGGGTCGAAGACCGTGTAGTCTTCTTCGATTCCAAGAATCTTCTTGATGCTTGTAAGGATGCTGTCGGTAATCTGGATCACCTCCTAAATTAACTTCCATTTTGACGGTTTGGACTAAGCGATCCTAGTAGCCTTCGCCACGAATCGCATCTCACTGTAGGCGGCATCCAGAATGATGTTGTAAGCCAGAGGACCACCGCCGGCAATTGCATGATTCATGGTACGCCAACGATGCCAAGTGCTGGCCCACTTCTCAGAATGCGGAATGTGATTGTGACCGGTAGAATCCTCCTTATCGAGTCCCGGCCAACCAAGACGAACGAATTCCATCTCGGCTTCCGTCGTCTCATTCGCAGGCATACGAGTCTGAAGAGTAACGAGGTAAACGCCTCCGCTAGGAATTACGATCGTCGCAGCGGTATACGTCTTCAGCTTCTCAAGCGCCACCGGCTTCGAGAGGGGAACCTTATACTCCACGGTCTTCCCGAGAGTTCCAGGATGGGTCAGTGTAGGACCAGGCTTCGAGGCCACGATGTCCTCCTTGTCTCCTTCGTTACTTTTGATTGCAACCATCTTAGCTGCAACAGCCTTGCGAAAATCATCCATGTCGAACTTGGGGTCGGGCTTTCCCGTGACGCTAGTCTCTTTGTGACCTCTGACCGTCTGAGCGCTGGTCTTGGTAATTTCAACAGAAAGAACAGCACTCAGGAGAACGTACGCATCATACTGGATCCTAGACCATGGTTCTCCCATACCGTCATTGAATCCCTCGATGCCGATGTAGAGATTGTTTCCATCCCCAGCGGCTACCGAACCAGAAGCCTTTGCGACTCCTGCGTGATTACAGCGACCAGAGGCAACGAGGTAAACTGTTCCATCTCGAGAAAGACCAAACTGGACAAGCGGTCCCGGAAGGTCAGATCGACCATTGACCAGGAGCTTAACTACAGCCTCGTCCGTCCAATTCTTGCCAGTTGCTGTGTGATGACAAAGGACACCCACCGGGTCAAAGCCACCGGTGGAGACTGGGCGACCGCGCGACTGCCAGCCATCGACCTCCGTAACCTTAAGTCCATACTTCCTGAGTGTCTTTGGCAAATCATTAGGCAAACGAGTGTAATTCATGTCTGTCCTTCCTTTACCATAGCTTTGTGTCGCCTCTTCGGCGAGGTACAAAGTGCCGAGTCAATCGAGATTCGTCTCCGTAGTGAATCGCGTTGTGGGTGTTGTGCGTAGTTGAGATCAAGAAATCAGGATCCAACACGTCCGATCTGCCTTGTTTCAGGTCATCTACTGTCATGGCGTTCATGTGGTGGATGATGATTCTGCTGAAAATATCACGACCCCTAATGCCTAGATCGCATCCCTCATCGCGAAGAATAACCCATTGTCGGACCTTTAACCACTCCGATGACTTGTAAAATTGCTGATTCATGTAGCGATCATACCCAAAAGTCGAGTATCCGACTTCTCCACGAAGTGCTAAATATCGATAACGCTCTTCGAAGGTTTCAAGGTTCTTAAGTTCCCGATAAGTTCTAATCATCGAGAAGTTCCAGAGGTTCCTGACCAGCGTAAGACCGCATCGCATTCAGAGCCGTTTCGTAGAGTTCTTCGACCCGTTTAGCTGACTCCATCTGCTTAATTCGAACTTCCAAGAGCAGATTCTCATGAGCGATTCGTTCCTGTTCCAATCTTTCCCGAGTTGATCCCAGTTTCAAGTAATGTGTCAGAACTTGAGCCGAAACCGTGCCATCCATGAGCTGTTGTTCAGCTACGGCGACAGCCAAAGAGATCATTTGATTCTCTCTAGCCTCTGGAGTCGTTGCAGGAGGCCTTCTTGGTTTAGAAGGCTCAGGGTTTACCCGCTTTGTGACCATGATACCTCCTAGTTCATATACCCTTTTTCCT